GCATGATGCGCAACACCTACCGAAGACTAACGTCTAAGGTAAAGAGCCATCACGTAACGTCTGTGTCCCCCTCTGGAAAGAGTGGGTACAACGGACATCACGGAGGCGATGTGTCTCAGCTTCAGCAGGTTTGGACAGCCTGCTTTAGCGGTTTGGTCCTCTCCGGCTGGGATGGTTTGCGCGTGGCATGGTTTCTCCACCAGTGGGTTGTTAGGTCTGCCCCTCGCGGGGTGGCCTATCAAGTCACTTGCTTGAAGAAACTCTGTCACAACGTTCGCGGCGCTTCTTTGCATGCCAAGAGGTTTAAGGGTGTTGAATGCGACATTAGGGGAGATGTCGTTGATGCACTCATGACTCTTGCATTGAAGCAGCCCGAGAACGGATTCGCCTTCTCGCGTCTTGCAAGGTCGCTGCCGCTCCCTCCTCATAGGGATACGGTAGCAAGCCTCCAGGAAGCGTCGAAGATGGCGAGCGTTCACCATCCCACATCGGCTGCCGCCCAGGAATCTCTTCTTAGCTTCATTACCTCTTGTAAGGGTGGTAAGAAGTCTAAGACGAGACATCCTAGGTGGCTTCCCTCCTCCAGTTCGTCCTGCATCGAGTGGCCTGCCACTCGGGGCGGGATCGACGGCTATCTTGAGCACCTTGGTCAGGGTCTTGAGGCTCGTGGCGCTAGTCAATCCGAGTTCGCTCGGTTTGCTGGCGACTCCTTGGGGGCGTTTTGCCTCCATAGAGCACGGGTCGTCCTCAAGCCTGTCCAGGGCGTCTCGCCAGACCTTAGGGAATCTTACCGCTGTGCGGGACTGCTGTATCTCAGGTCTCAGGGGAAACCCTTTGATATGAAGGCAGTCGCGCTCAGGGCCCCCGGCTACAAAGTTAGGGTTGTCGGCGTTCCTGACGCCTTGACTTTCGTAGAAGGGAGCTGGGTGCGGGAGTCTATGCACCTTATGCCTCCTGGGCATTGGAGTATAGACCCCGCATCCCGTCGGGTTCCCAATGGTCTGGACTACCGACGTGGTAGCACATTCCGCAGCTTGGATCTTTCCAAGGCTACGGATGGGCTGTCTCACGACGCGGTAGAGATAGTCATCGATGGCCTTGTTCGCCGTGGTGCAATCCGTCCGGCGGATGTTACCATGGCAAAGCGAAGCCTCGGACTGGGAGGTTCTGCGATTTGGCATTTCCCTGATCCAATCGGGGATACGCAGTTCCTCAGAGGGAGCCCGATGGGCACACCTCTCTCCTTTGTTGTGCTCTCTTGGGTTAACGCGTGGTCGGTCGGTTCGTTCGACCGGTCTCTGACCCACGGCGATGACGCTGTTGGAAGGCATCGGATTGGATCCGATGCTCTTGAAGTTTACTCCAACAGGACATCCGCAGTGGGGACCGCGCTTAACCGCAGTAAGACTTACAGAGCCGACCATTCGTGGACGGCCTGCGAGATTCTTGCTGCCCCAAGAGTAGCACTCGAGGATCAAATGTCTCTCTTCGTGCCCCCTTCCATTCCTCCTCCGGGCCTCAAAGCCCCGTTGGAGGCGGACCCCAGGCTTGAGAACCTTGGGTTGCGCAGAATGGAAAGGGTTATGAAGAGCCTCTTCCCGTGGATTGTCAAGGACCCAAGACTCCACCTGCCGGTTTCGGTAGGCGGTCTTGGGTACACGGGTCGAGGTCTTGCCGTTGGAGTTGCCGTACGTCGCAGACTCGGTGCCCTGGTTTCCAGGGGACCTTCTGCTGAAGTCGGCTCTAAACTCCTTGGCAAGAAGCCATTTCGAGAGATGGGCCTCTACCCGCGCGCACTTGTTCGCGTCCCAATGCCCAAGCCCCTCCGCGAGGCAACAAGTCTGGTAACAGACATGCTTGCCGAGTGGTGTGAGGGTGGCGTTGAGACCGTGCCACTTGAATCCTTTGAGATCTACAAGTCTATGTTGGTTGAGAGCCAACTTCGACTCTCCGTAGATGAGAAGTTCAAGCGGAAGCGCGTGTCGGGTAGACCGGGGAGGACCAAAGCGAAGACGGTCTTCCGTGCGGCCAAAGTGCAGCTCGCGGCTCCTCTTTCGAGGTTCCACGGTGCTGTCTCTCTTGACCGCTGGGCTGCCAGGTGTAAGAACCTGGCAGTGACCGTCGACGCAGACACAGCCTCTGAGATTCG